CTCGAGTCGACGCTGGCCAGGCTACCGGCGCACCTGCAGGCGGCCGAGCGCGCCTATCTCGAGACGAAGCGGCGCGTGCTCGAGCAGGGCGGTACGATCGACGCCGCCAACAAGGCGGCGGACCAGGCGCGCGCCAACGCGCTGCAGACGCAGGCGACCGGCACGCAGCAGCAGATCCAGCTGCTTTCGGCCGAGGCCGATGCAGCACTGCGCGTCGCCACCGCCTACGGCACCTCGCGCGCGTCGGCGCTGCAGCTCGCGGCCCAGCTGAAGGCCCAGGCGGCGGAGCAGCAGGGCTCGATCGCCGGCGGCACCGCGGGCGAGTTCGCGCAGCGCACGCTGGAGGAACAGGCGGCCGGCGCCATCGCGTCGTCGGCCGAGAAGAACGAGGCCTATGCGCGCGAAGTCGCCGGCCTCGAGCGCCTGGTCGAAGCCGAGAGCCGGTCGTCGGCCGCGGCACGCGAGACCGAGCGCGCCAACAAGGTCGCGACCTATGCCGAGGATCTCCGCGCCCAGGCCGCCGCCACCAACAATGCCACCATCATCGCCGCGGCCGAGCGTCAGATCGCGACGTATGATCGGCTGACGCGCGCCGCCATGGCGGCGGAGATCCGGCGCGACGCCAATGCGCTCAACCGCCAGTACGATCCGACCGCCGGTTACGACCAGGAGATGGCGAATCTGCAGGAGCTGCAGGCCACCGGCCTGCTGACCAGCCGCACGATCGAGGAGTACACGCGCGCCAGCGAACAGCGCCGGCTGGAGGCGAGCCGCGATGCCACCGACGGCATGATCGCCGGGCTGCGCAGCTACGCCGAGGAAGCGAACAACGCGGGCCGGAACGCCGCCAGCGGCATCAACGCCGGCATGCGCTCGGTGGAGGACATGATCGTCCAGGTCGGCACGACCGGGAAGATCACCTGGGCCGGCATGATCAATTCCATGATCGCCGACACACTGCGGCTGCTCGCGCGCCAGACCATCACCGGGCCCGCGGCCTCGGCCCTGGGCAGCATCAACTGGGGCGGCATCTTCGGTAATCTGTTCGGCGGTGGTGGAACACCGGCGGCGACTTCGGGCACAGGCGCCGGCGTCACGGCACCCACGGCGTCGACCGGCTACTTCCATCGTGGCGGCATGGGCAGCGACGTCGCCAGCTTCACGCGCTCTCTGCCGATCGACCTGTGGCAGACCGCGCCGCGTCATCACAACGGCCGCGTGCCTGGCCTCGCCAGCAACGAGCGCGCCGTCGTGATCGAGGACGACGAAGAGATCCTCACGAGCCGCAACCCGCGCCACCGCTGGAACATCGGCCGCGCGAACGCCGGCGGCAGCGCCGGCGGCGGCAACGTCGAAGTGAACGTGCACAACTACGGCGACAACCAGGTCCGCACCCAGAAGATGGATCTGGGCGGCGGCGACACCCGCCTCGATGTCTTCATCGAAAAGATCCAAGGCGTGATCGCCGACGACATGGTGCGCCAGCGCGGGCCGCTACACGGCGCCGTCCAGACGACCTTCGGCCTGACGCCGAGGGGCCGCTGATGACGACCGAGCTCAACTGGCCCGAGGACAAGCTCGGCCTGCCGTCGATCGGCGGCTACAGCATCAAGCCGCAGAATGGCGTGGCGCGCACCGACATGGACTCCGGGCCCGCGCGGCAACGCCGGCGCTGGACGACGACCCCGACGCAGTTCCCGGTGGTGATGAAGTTCACGCGCTACCAGCTCGCGATCTTCGAGGGCTGGTACTACAACTTCGCCGCCGAGGGCGCGAACTACTTCAACATCACGCTCCTCTCGGGCCTCGGCCTGGTCAATCACGAGGCCCGCTTCAAGGGCGAGTACGAATCGAAGCCCTGGAACGCCGACGACGACGCCAATGCCGAATGGTGGCGCGTCACGACCACCCTCGAAATCCGTAACCGTCCCGTCCTCGATGCCGGCGCCACCGCCATCGTGCTGGACAGCGACATCACTGCGTTGATGGCGACGATCGACGCCTTCGCGCTTCTCGTAAATCAACACCTGCCGACACCGTGAGGCACGCATGAGCCTGCAAACCGACCTTCAAGCCGCCGTCGACAGCGCGGAGGCGAATGCCGCGAAGCTCGACGCCTACGTTCACGGCCCCGCCGCCGGTGGCGACAGCCTGGTTACCGTCGACAGTGGCCCGCTGAAGACGCTAGCGCGACAGCAGGCCGAGCACGATGCGGCGGTCCTGGCCGGCGTCATAGGCCCGGCGCCCTGGGCGACGCCTGTTCCCTTCGCCAACGGCATCGTCTGTACGCCGGCGACGGCCACGGACCCGGCGACGGCCTTCGTCTATGACGGCGCGACCTATGTCTGCGTGATCGGTCATGCGACCAGTGGCGGCGCGCCGGACCTGGCCAAGGTGATCATGGTCGCGGCGAAGGGCGACGACGCCGCGCTGACACTGACGACCAAGGGCGACCTGCTCGGCCGCGATGGAACCGAGCCGGTGCGCGTCCCTGTCGGAGCTGACGGCTCGATTGTCGTCGCGCGCGCTGCGGCGGCGGCGGGCGTCGAATACATCTCGGCATTGCGCTCTCAGATCTGGGGCCTCACCTACGCCAACAATGCCGGTGACGCGACCAACGACATCGACGTGGCGGTCGGCGGCTGCATGTCCGACGACGGCACCGAATGGATCGCGATCGCCGCCACCACGAAGCAGCTCGACGTCGCGGCGGCGGCCGACAACGGCGCCACGCCCTCGGGCATGCTCGGACCGGCCGCGGCGATCGGCAACAACGACTACGCCCTCTATGCGATCAAGAACCCTACGACGGGCGAGTGCCGCGTGTTCGCCGAGAAGCAGGACACCGCCCCGACGCTTCCGGGCGGCTTCACCAAGAAGCGGCAGTTCGGCTTCATCCAGCGCGTGGCCGGGGCCATTGCGACTTTCAGCACCTACGAGCTGGAGGGTGGCGGACTTCACCTGCTCTGGAAAGCGCTTACCGTCGACTTCAACCATACGAATGTGCTGACCAATGCGCGCAGGACGGACCCTATCCGCGCGCCGCGCACCTTCTCGGTACTCGCGCAGATTGCGATCATCACCTACGACAGCGTCACCTCTTCCAGCGCTCGGATCGTCTGTCCCGATGAAGCCGATGCCGCCGTAGTGTCCAACGGCTCTGTTGGAACGATGGGCATTATGAACTGGGTCGCTGGCTCGTGGGTTGCCGAGCGCGAGATGTGGGTCCGCACGTCGGCAACAGGGACCATCGCCGCACGCTGCGAAGCCGCAATCAACGTCGACCAGTACACTTGTTCGACGAGCGGATTTATTTGGTCTCGGAGATAGTCATGCTTACTGAACAGGAAATCCTAGAGGCGACGCAGCCCGTCGTATTCGTCGTCAGGAACGAGGACGGCTCGATCCGAAGTTATGGAAGCACACGGCCGATGGGGTCCTGCGAAGCGCTCTATGGCGACGATCCTGATGTGCAGGCCCATCTCAACCGGCCGCGCGACGCCGGCCGCATCATTGTCTCCCGCCTGCGCTTCAAGCTCGAGCTCGCCGAGCGCGGCCTGCTGCCGGGGGTCGACGGCACGATCGCCGCGCTGCCCGGTGCGCAGGGTGACACCGCTCGGCTCTATTGGGCCGAGGCCACGGAGTTCGAGAGCGATCACCCGCTGGTGCTGTCGATCGGCGCGCTGCTCGATCCGCCGCTATCGCCGTCCGAGATCCGCGTGATGTTCGAGGCGGCGAGAGACCGAGCGGCCTGATGCCCGATCCCGACATCGATGCGGCGTTGGCCGAGGCCTACGCCTCGGCCCCGACCGGCGACGACGACATCGTGGTCCACACGATCGAGATCCGGCATCCGAGCTTCGTCGACGACGACGAGAACCCGACGTCGATCTTCCTGGTGCACGATCACGCGAACTTCGAGGCTGCGCTCGAGGACGATGCGCCGATCAAGCCTGGCGAGATGGTGGAGTGGATCGCCATCGCCTTCAGCTTCGCGCTGGCACCGATCGAGACGTCGCCGAAGCCGCAGATCCTGATCGAGATCGACAACGTCGGCCGTGACATCACCGATCTGCTCGATGCCGCCATCATCGACGGCCGGAAGGTCGAGGTCTGCTATCGGCCCTACCTGAACGGCGACCGCACCGGGCCGAAGATGAGCGTGCCGCCGGTCTACACGATGAGCAACGTCGAAGTGGACGTCTTCCGGGTGACGGCGCGCGCCAACACCGGCGCCGATCTTGGCGTCGCCTTCCCGCGCGAACTCTACAAGCCGGCCAAGTTTCCGGGGTTGATCGGGCTATGACCGACCAGCATTGGACCCGAGCCTTCATCGGCTTCGACTATGCCGCCGGCGCCGATGGTCCGCGGACCTTCGATTGCTGGTCCTTCTTCCGCCACGTCGAGCGGCAGCAGTTCGGCCGAGAGATGCCGCCGATGCTGCTGCCCGTCGGCCTCATTGCGCAGTACAAGGCATTCCGCACCCAGCCCGGTGCGTTCGGCTGTCAGAGGATCGAGAAGCCGCGGAAGCCCGTCTCGGGCGATGCGGTGCTGATGAGCCACAAGAACCGGCCGCACCATATCGGCGTCTACGTCGCCGACGTGCCCGGCGTCGCCGTGCTGCACTGCCTGGAGGGTCGCGGCTCGGTGCTGTCGACGATGTTCCATCTGGAAACCTTCGCCTGGAACATCACGGGCATCTACCGGCCGGTGAACGAGGAGCCGGGCCCGGCGCTCCCCGCCGACGCAGGGAGCCCCTGAGATGGGTGTCGTGCTTCACCTTCACGATCCGTTCGAGCCGGCGGCGCGCGAGATCCACAAGGTCACCCGGCCAGTGAGCGTGTGGCGCTTCGTGAGACGCCGGCGCGCGCTGCAACGGCACATGACGACGAGGACGATCGACGGCCCCCATGGCAAGCGGCGAGCGCGCGACTTCCGGCAGCCGACGGTGTGCCTGCATAACGGCAAGCCGGTGCTGCGGGCAAACTGGAAGAAGACGATCATCCGCGAGACCGACGTCGTCACCTTCCATGCCGTGCCCCGGCTCGAGGGCGGCGGCGGTGGCTTCAATCCGCTGGGCATCATTATTGCGATCGCCGTCGCCGTCGCGGCGCCATACCTGGCGCCGATCCTCGCCGGCGCGGTGTTCGGCGCCGCCGCCGTGGCCGCGGGCGGCGCCTTCGCTGCGGGCTCAATCGGCCTGGGCCTTCTTACCGCTGGTATCGGCATCGGGCTGAGCGCCATCGCCTACGGAATCATGTCGCTGTTCGTGCAGCCCCCGCCGCCCACCAGCGCGCAAAGCGGCGGCGGCAGTTTCGGCGGCACCTCCTCGCAGGCGAGCCCGACCTACACACTGCAGGCCCAGGGCAACAGCGCGCGGCTGGGGCAACCGATCCCCGAGCTGTTCGGCGAGCACCTGGTCTATCCCGACTTCGCCCACGTTCCCTACCAGAGCTTCATCGGCAACGAGCAGTACCTGCACTATCTGCTGGTCGTCACGAAGGGCTGGTGCACCATCAACCAGGTGCGCGTCGGCGAGACGCCGGTCACCAGCTTCCCCGAGATCACCTGGGAAGCGGTCGAGCCCGGCGGCACGGTGCCCACGGCGCTGGTCAATCCGATGATGCTGGTGAGCGCCGATCTCGCCCAGGTCGAGCTCACCGGCAGCGAGGCCGGCTCGCCCTGGAAGGGGCCGTTCATCGTCAACCCGGCCACCACCGTGATCGAGACGCTCGAGATCGACTACATCGCGCCCGAGGGTCTCTACTACGCCAACAATGCCGGCGGCCTCGATGCGCGCGGCTTCACGATCGAACTCGAGCTGCGCGAGATCGACGACGACGGCGCGCCGATCGGCGGCTGGGCGAACCTCGCCACCATCCCAGAGTCCAATGCCACGCGCACCCAGCTGCGCTGGACCCGGAGCTACGCCACGCCCAGCACCGGCCGCTTCGAGGCCCGGATGCGGCGCACCGACGCCAAGGATACCGACGCCCGCGCCGGCAATTCGGTGCAGTGGTTCGGCCTGCGCGGCATCCAGCCCGGCACGCGCAGCTACGAAGACGTCACGCTGCTGGCGGTCAAGGCGCGTGCCACCGGCAATCTGAGCGGCGCCTCGAGCAAGCAATTCAACTGCGTCGCCATCCGCAAGCTGCCGACCTGGGACGACGACGAACAGGAGATGACGACCGAGCTGTTCGAGACGCGCAATCCCTGCGATGCGGCGGCCTACATCAATCTCGCGCAGAACGGCGGACGCCTGGCCGAGCGCCAGGTCGACCTGGCCGGCATCTATGCCCACAGGGACGACTACGACAGCCGTGGCTGGACCTTCGACGGCGTGTTCGACACATCGACCACCTGCTGGGAGGCGCTGAGCAAGGTCGGGCGCTGCGTCATCGCCCAGCCGATCATCCAGGGGCCAAAGGTACGCCTGGTACGGGACCTGCCGTCGGCCGCGCCCGTGATGATGTTCACGACGCGCAACATCGCCAAGGGCAGCTTCAAGCTGAAGTACATCTTCCCCGACGAGAAGACGGCCGACGCGGTCGATGTCGAGTATATCGACCGCCGCAGCTGGAAGCCCGCCAATGTCATCGTGGCGCTCGAGGGCAGCACGGCCGAGAACCCGGGCAGCCTGCAGCTGTTCGGCTGCACCAACAGGGCCCAGGCGCGCGAGGTCGGTTTCAACTTCGCCCGCGCCAACAAGCTGCGCCGGCGCATCGTGCCCTTCGGCACCGAGATGGAAGGGTTGATGCTTGTCTATGGCGACCAGGTGATCGTCTCGCACGACATGCCGCGCTGGGGCCAGGCGGCCGAGTCCATCACCTTCGACGAGGGCACGCGCCGGCTCACCGTGGACCAGCGCCTCGAGTTCGCCGAAGAGGGCACGCACTACGTGGGCTTGCGCCAGCGCGACGGCACCATGGCTGGCCCCTATGAGGCCACCGCCGTGCCCGGCAATCCCTTCGCGATCGTGCTGGGCGAAGGCGAGCTGCCCGAGCTCAGCCTGGGCGGCGATGCCGAGCGCACCCAGATCATCTTCGGCGTCGGCACCGGCGGCATCGGCAAGCCGCTCAAGGTCACTGGCGTCATCCCGCGCTCGATGCTGCATGCCGACGTCATCACCATCGACGACGACCCTGCGATGTACGACCCGATTCCCGAGGAGGAATGATGACCAAGAATGTCGTGCAGCTCGCCGATCGCTGGCGCGGGCAGATGACCGAGCTCGACCGGGCCTGCATCGAGGCGCTGCAGCCGGTGCGGTTCGGCCTCGTCAATCGCGCCGGCGAGATCTCGCGATCGCTGCATCTCAGGATGACGAAGGGGCAACCCATCACGGCGCGCGAACGACATGCGCTCTACGCCATCGCCTATCGCTTCCGAGCGCAGCTGGCGCCCGAGCTGCTCGACCAGGTCATGGGCGCGCTCGCCGGTGCCGCTGCGGCAGTGGCGCTCTATCGCATGGAGAAGGCCCAAGACTATCCGCAGGCCCGGCCGGCGCGTTCCGTCATCCGGGCGGTGCGCAACTTCGGCGCTCGGCCGGCGGCGGCCATCAATCCGCTCGAAGAGCTGTTTCCGGCGACAGCATGAGCGGCTCGGCCGAGCTCGCAGCGCTCGCCCCGAAAGGCGGCTTCAAAGTGGTCTACGCTGACCCAGCCTGGAAGTACGCCACGCGTGGCAGGCAACCGATCAAGGGCTCGCGACTGCCCGATCGGCACTACCGGACCATGCCGCTGCCCGAGATCTGCGCGCTGCCCGTCGGTGACATTGCCGCGCGCTCGAGCTGGCTCTTCATGTGGACGACGTGGCCGTTCCTCGAGATCGCGCTGGGTGTAATCAAGGCCTGGGGATTCGAGTACTCGAGCATGGGCTTCACCTGGGTGAAGCTCCGACGCAATCATGTCGGCGAGCTCATGACCAGGCGCAGCATCCACATGTCGACGGGCTACACGACGCGGAAGAACACCGAACCGTGCCTCCTCGGCCGACGTGGCAGTCCAAAGCGCCTGCATGCCGATGTCCAGGAAGCGATCTTCCAGCCGATCCGGGAACACAGCCGCAAGCCCGACGAGGCGGCCGAGCGGATCGTGCGATACGCACCCGGCCCGCGCGTCGAGATGTTCGCGCGCGAGGCCAGGCCGGGCTTCGTCCCTTGGGGCGACGAATTGGGAAAGTTCGGCGCGTGAGCCTAATCCACCCAGCGCCGCAGCCAGCGATACAAGTCAGCAGTGATGCTTCGGGCCAGTTCCGTGTGATCGAAAGCGACTTGCCACTTTCCGTCCGCATCAGGCTGCGTGGCATTGGCGGCAATCAATATTGCGTCCCCTGCGTCGTACAAGCTTATGTTGACAGCCGAAATTCGGCCGCTGACATGCTGCTTCACCGACAATGGAATCTCATCGTCGACTTCGATGTTGTAGCTGGCGGCAAAGGCGGGTTGGAGCGCAGCGCGGGCATACTGGTAGTCGAAGTCCTCACCGTTGCGGTGCTGCCGTTGGCAGCCCCTGATGAGGGCGCCGGCTCTCCCGATCTCGCCGAAGAGCTCGTTTACCTTCTTTTCAACCGCTCGAACTTTTGGCCGGAGCTCTCGTCGCTCTGCACGGCGCTGGCTGTACATCGCCGCGCTCAGTGTCGCAGTGGCGGCAATGCTCGCGCCCAAAGCCGGCCCCCACAGCGACAACAAGGCTTCGCCGGCGACCGCGTTGCTCAGAACGCTGAAGGAGAGGCCAAACAGCACTCCAAGCATCAGGATGAGGACGGTCAGAAGGACGCCAATCGTGCCGTCGAATATGGTCTTGGGATCGAGTTGCATCGCTTTGCCTGTGCAGAGCTAACGGGTCGGAGAGGTGTAGGGTCGGGCATCGATCACGTAGTCCATGCGGCCTACCCCTTCATCGTTCGTCGATCGCCGCCGCGACCATCTCCTCGTAGATGGCCGCAACCAGGTCATGCACGGTGAACCGCTCATTACGATCCCAGAAGGCCTTGAACGCGGCCTCGCCCGCGAGAAGCATTGCCGCGTTCGGTATGCGCACTTTCTTCAGCGCTTTGCGCGTCATGGTGTCGAGATCTCTGGTGCCTACCACGAATTCCCTCCCGGTCCTTATTGGCACGTCAGAAGAGCGCCTCATCGATCTTGACCACCAGATCGCCGGCCGCAGTCACGAACTGGCGCTGGAAACCGGATACGTCCCGTTTGAGGCCAATGGAACGGGCAATGCTTTCCATTTCCGCGCACGCT